TTTCGTTATAAAGAAAGTATGATGCGTAAAGCTTACCTATTGCTGGGATGTTAAAGTTCTTCTTCTTTTTATCAAACTCTTCCCTGGTTAGTCCGTCCTCAAATGTTATCTCTTTGGACTTCTCTTGTATGAACTTAGTTGGCGAAGATACTATTTCTTTTACCTCGTCAACAGTAAGCCCATGCTTCTCTGCTATCTCCTTTATTTTTATTTCGTGTGCTCTATTAAACTTCATTACCCTTTTACTTCAAAATTAAATATTAGTTTAAATCCTTTCTCAGTCATGTTGGGTATCAAGTTGTGATGTATCTTGTTATCCTTTGTTAGAACACCTTTCTTTCTTAATGATGTTAGCAGGTTGTTAAAAACCTTCTGACTCATATCGTTTAGCTCTGACCTTATCTTGCTTCTTGTTTCCGTAGAGAAGAGTATCATGTCAACCATATCTACATTAGGTATCTCTCTAGATAACTCATATCTGTAGTACAGCATAAGACTCAATGCTTCTATCTCTTTGTTACGTAGCTTGTGATAGGGCTTAAGAAACTCCAGCCAAAGTCTAAATATTGACTTCTTGTCTGTGTGTATTCTTTTTATGTTCATGTTCTGTCCTATCGGCATAGTGCTTTATTTTTACTAATAATTTATAATAATTCTTTTTTGAGTTACCTGTAATTGTCGTTTCTATATGAAACATTGACTTTGTTAGTACCTCATTGATCTGGTCTACTTCCGTGTGTAGTTCTCCAGCCTTGTCCTCAAAGTATTTTAAGTCTGAGCCCTCTTCTTCAAGAACCTCAACATCTTTGTTATCGTTGTTTTTAAATCTTAGGAATAAACTCATATTACTTTTTCTTTGTTAAGAAATCTTCTCCATATCTTTCTTTGTACATTTCTTGCCACTCAGATATATGGACCTCAGCCATCTCTGTGTTACCGCAAGGTACGCAGTAGTCTACCGATCTTTCTTCTCCTGCCTCTGTAGATTCAAACTCTACTGACTTGATGTTAATACTTAAACAAGTCTTACAGTAGCATACTGGCTCGTTATTATAATCTTGCTTCTTTACTATTTCACTTAATTTGCTCATATCTTTAATTATTTCTGTGTCAAACACTGGAAAAGGTGCCATATTATTGTAGTACTCTCTTCTTTTTATTTCTTGTTTTAATTTATTAGAATTCATCTTTATTTAATTTATACCAATGCACATGATACTGTCAGCAATGTTCCTGATGCACTCACGGCACTCTCTAGTGCGGTTCTCGTAACCTTTGCTGGATCTATAATCCCATTATCATACATTTCTACATATTCATTAGTCTTAGCATTGTATCCTGTTCCTAATGGTCTAGATAATACTCCTTCTAACTTTACATCAGGACTTACTCCTGCGTTATTACATATAGCCTCGAATGGTGCGGTTACTGCGTTCATCACGATTTGCATCCCTCTATCTACATCAGTTAGGTTTTGCTTTTCCAAAGATAAACAATTTTTTGCATTTATCAAAGCAATTCCTCCACCAATTACAACCCCTTCTTCAAGTGCTGCACTTACGGCTTCCTTAGCGTCATCTATGCGATCTTTCGTTTCCTTCATTTCTACTTCTGACTTTGCTCCAACTTCGATTACAACTACTCCGCCTCCCAGCTTCGCTCTACGTAAATCTAATTGCTTTGCTACATAGTCCGTTATTCCTTTCTTGCTTGCTGCTTTATCTATTATAGCTAATCTACCTGCAATCTTCTCTTCGTTCATTGCCCCTCCCATAATGATTGTCGACATCTGTTCTACCTTTACAGCATTCGCACTTCCAAATAATTGATCTACATATTCTTCCGTTACTTCGTCTACTCTATCACTTGGCACTACTTCAGCACCCACAATAGCAGCAATATCCAATGCCATCTCTTTTCTTATGTCACCAAAACCAGGTGTCTTTATTGCACATATATTATGTCCACCTCTCATTTTATTCATTAACAGTGTTGACAATGCGTTTCCACTAATGTCTTCCGCCATTACTAATAAGGGCTTACCTCTCTTTATTGCAGGTTGTAGTATTGCCATTGCTTGTTCAGTTGTTGTCAACTTACCATCAGCTATAAATATTATTGCATCCTGCATAGAAGACT